GCTCGGCGATACCGAGTGCAAATGGAATGATGTTGTTTTTCCGCCCGGAGAGCCTGTCGAAACCGACGACCCGTACATGATCGGCAAGGCGCGCACCAATCCGTTCTTTCGCTTGGATGAAGGCGTACCGAGGCCGCAGGGCACGGTCTACGGCATCACGCCGGAGACATGGACAAATCCGCCGATGGACTACACGCCGGGCGACGTGTTCGGCGAGCCGATCCCTGCACTACAGGAACCTCCCAAGCGCAAGCGCGGCCGGCCGCCGAAGGTGAGGCACAATGGCGATCAGTAACGTCGGCGAGCTCAAGAGCGAATTGTCGGCCTACCTGTTCCACCAGCGGCTGGCCAACCGCTACGACAACTGCATCACGCTGTTTGAGACAGCGGCCAACTCGCGGCTGCGGGTGCGGCAGCAGGAGGCGCAAACCAATCTGACGGTGAACGCCGGCGGCAACGCCAATCTGCCGACCGATTATCTGACCTGGCGCGCAGTGAAATGGGACCAGGGCGCGTCGCATTTTGTCGAGTTGGATTATGTTCATCCCGCCTACATAAACACGTCGTACCATTCTTTTAACGGCAGGCCCAACCTGTTCACGATCGTCGGCCAAGTAATCAACGTCAAGCCGTTGCAGACGACGCCGACAACGATCCAGTTAAGCTACTATCAGAAAATCCCGACCTTGGCCGACGCGGTCAATCAGACGACCAACTGGCTGCTGACCGAATATCCCAACGCCTATCTGTATGGCGTGCTCACCGAGCTTGCCGCCGTGCAGCGCAACGCCGATATGGCGCAACTCTACAAGGCGCGGCGGGACGAGACATTCGCGGAAATCACCCAACTGTCCGCACTCAGCACCGGCGCCACCTCGCCGCAGGTGCGTACCGCGGAGTATTTCTGATGAAGCCGACGCCGATCGAGTTCTCGGAGTGGCGGCCCGATGTGGCCACGCTGGACACTAAGTTTGCGTCGGAAGTCGAGAACGTATTTGCGGGTGTCAATTCCTACCTGCCGTTTCCGTCGCTGTCCGCGTTCACCGGGGCGTCACTGTCCAACGCCGGCAATGATGCCAACACTAAGATGCTGTTGCAGTTTGACGGACCCACGACCACCATTACCGACAGCAATGTTGGCGGTGCCGCGCATGCATGGACGGCGGTCGGCAACGCAACATGCGACACCAGCGATTTCCAGTTCGGCGCTGCATCATTGCTTTGCGACGGCACCGGAGATTGGGTCACAACACCGGATCATGCCGATTTTGCGCTCGGGACAGGCGATTTTACCGTAGATTTTTGGGTGAAGGTGGCGAACGACGGCGGGCAACTCGGCATCTTCGGACAATGCGATACAGCCGCATCAGTCGCATCGCTCAGTATTGGCGGCTATCGCCACACGACCAATAAGCTCGTGATGACGTGGGGAATGTTCCCCGTCACCTATACGATTACCAGCACTTCAAACATCACGATAGCGTCGGGCTGGACCCATGTTGCGCTGACCCGCAGCGGCACCTCATTCAAACTCTACATTAACGGGGTGATGGAGGCATCGGTCGGCAGCAGCGGCGGCATTAATAATTCCAGCAATGCTTTCCGCATCGGAGCTTTGGGCGAGCGCACCACTAACACGCTGAATGGCCGGGTCGATGGGTTTCGGCTGTCGAGCACGGTGCGATGGGCCGACAACTTCACCCCGCCGCGGGTGGCGTATCTCAATGCCGGCGGGCGCGTCTGCGGGCTGTATTCCGCGCGCACGGCCACCGGCGGATGGAAAATCTACGCCGGCACTACTACCAAACTGCTGACATGGTCGCTGGCTGGCTGGACCGATATCAGCGGCAGCGCCTATAACGTGCCGCCAACCGAATTGTGGTCGTTCGCACAATTCGGTTCGAAGCTGGTCGCGGTCAACATCAACAATGCGCCGCAAGTCGTTGACGTAGATGCCGGCGGCAATTTCGCCGCGCTGCTCGGCTCGCCGCCGCGTGCCGGACACGTTGCAGCAATCGGAGATTTCCTGTTTCTGTCCCGGCTGGCCGCCGGCACAACAGGCACGGGACCGGGTACCGCGACAGTCAACAATCGCTGCCTCGTCTGGTCGGGCATCAACAACATCGAAATTTGGACCCCCGGAACGTCACTTTGTGACATGCAAGAATTCCCAGACGGCGGCCCGGTGCAGGGCGTGGCCGGCGCCGAGATCGGCTATGTGGTGCAGGATCGCACTATCAGGACCATGCAATTTCTGCCGGGGGACACGACCTTCATTTTCAATTTCTCCCGGGCGCTGCACGATCGCGGCTGCGTGTCGAAATACGGCTTCACCTCGATCGGCAATGTTTTGTATTTCGTTGCGGAAGACGGGTTCTATTCAGCCAGCGGCCAGCAAATCACCCCGATCGGCGCGGACAAGGTCAACGAGTGGTTTATAGATCCTAATCATTCCGACATCACCCGGCGCGATGTCATTCACTGCATTGCCGGCGTGAACAAGCCGCGCATCGTTTGGGTGTATCATGCCAGTTCGGCCTCGCCGATGTACGACAAGCAGATCATTTTTGATTGGTCGAATGGCCGTTGGGCGAAGGCGTCGGTGCCTGCCCAGATTTGGGGCCTGATTTCCTCGGTGGGGCTCGATCTCGACACCACCGGAACGGAGTATCAGGACATATTGCTGGACAGCGCAGCGCATGAGCTTGACAGCTTCGCCTATATCGGTGGGCGGCCGTCGATCGGCGCGATAGATCCTGACGGGTTTCTCGCCACGCTCGCCGGGCCCAATCTTCCGGCCACGATGGAAACCGCCGAGGTACATTTGGTGCCGGGCCGTCGCGCCTTTGTCGATGAGGTGTACCCGCTCGATGACGCCGCCTCGGATGCCCCGGGCTCGATCTCGAACGGCACCCGCGAAACACTCCAATCAGGCGCGCCGTTCTGGTCGCCGCCGGTTCCCATCGAGCCGGCGGTGGGCTCGGCCTTTGTGATGACCTCGGCGCGGTTGCATCGCTTCCGGCGCTCGATCCCGTACGCCTCGACATGGACGCACGCGCAGGGAGTGGCGGTGAACATGCAGCCGGACGGTGACGGCGTTACGTCATGATCGATGATCTGCGGCCGCCGTACCGCATCGCATTCGACAATGCCCGCGACCCCTACGCCGCGCGCAATGCGCTCGGCATTGCCGCCACCACCGGCGGCCCGCCGGCACCGGCCAATGCTCAGTACATCACTGCGGCATCAGATGCGACGCTGACCGCCGAGCGGGTGGCGACCAATACCGCAACCGTGACTTGGGATTTTGCCACCGCGGGGCAGGCCAAGGCCAATGTCGTTGCGGGCTCCTTCGGCGATGTGTTTTTGGCGGCCAACAATGCCTTTACCGGCAATAATTCGTTTGCCGCAACCACGACGCTCTACAGTACGACCAGCTTTCGCAGCACCGTTGCGCTGCCGGCCAACGGCATTGATATCATTCCGGCGGTTACCACAGGCGTTCCGTCAATTAATGCCGTTGGGATAGACACCAACATTTCTCTGGCGATCAAGCCCAAGGGCACTGGCACGATCGATTTTTATGGGCAAGGGGTGTTGCAAGCGCGGGTAAGCAATGTGGCCGGCGCCAGCACTTATGTTCGTATTCGTGGCGCGGTTGGGCAGGGCATTCTCGATGCCGTTGGCGGCGGCTACCTCAATATTATCGATGCCAATTTATCGTCTGGAGCATCGGGCGGGGCAATTTCGGTCACTCCAGCACTGTCCGATAGCAGCACTAAGGTTGCCACGACGGCATTTGTCCGTAACGGCCGCACCGATGCCAGTGCGGTCACAACCGGCTATGTCGGCGAGTATCTGGAGGCGGGACCGTTCACGGCTGCGGCCGGATCGTATGCCATCAATACCTGGGTCAATCCCGGTAGTCTGTCGCTTCCGGCGGGAGATTGGGATGTGTGGGGGCAGATTTCGATCCTGTTCGCAACAGCAAGTGCCGGCTTCTACGCCGGTCTTTCGGATACCGCGGCCACTCCCGACACAACTTGGTTGATGAGTGGCTATATGTCGCCAGTCTCAGGCGATTGCTATGCGCCGATCAGCGCAAAGCGGTTCAACTTCACCGGGGCCAGCAAAACCATTTACGTCGCAACAAACGTCTTGAGTGGCGCCGCCTACGGCTTTGCCAACACCTACATCCGCGCACGCAGGAGATCGTGATGGCACTCACCTATGAGCAGTCCGCCGAGTTGATGAAAAACGCCATCTTCATCGGCCGCATCAAGGTAGCGTGCTTGAAGTTCGCCAGTTTCATCTACGGCGAAGCCTCAACCGTGCCGGCGCATTCCACCCGCATCAGATGGGCGCAACAGACGTTCACCATGCCTGACGCATCGGCATCGCAGGCAACGCCCACGACGGTCATGGACCCTGCCGTACAGGCCGCCGACCTCGATGCCGATGGCGACAGCGCCATCACCGATACGGCATTGCAGAGTGCGGTGGAAAACAGCGTTAACAAGATGTTGTGAGGAATAGTCGATGCCCGGCGAAAATATTCAGGCTTGGTCGACCACTGCGGCCAGCAACGGCAATGCCGACACCTCGATCAATTGGGCCGAGGGCCAAGCACGCGCGTCGGTCAACGACAGCGCCCGCAGCATGATGGCGGCGCATGCCAAGAACAGAAATTTGCAAAACGGTTCGATCGTCACCAGCGGAACCGTCAATGCTCATGCATTCTTTTCCGGGCTCGATTACACCACGGTTCCCACCGGCTTGCGGGTGCTGCTCAAGATCGGCCCGGCGTTGACAAACACTGCCGCCGCCACGCTCAACATGGACAACATCGGCGCCGTGGCGATCAAGGATAATTTGGCCGCCGCTCTCATTGGCAACGAGCTCGTTGCCGGCGCCTATCGGGAATTCGTCTACGACGGCACCAACTGGATCTTGCTCGACAACACCGGCGGCGGCACTTCGCCCAGCAGCGGGCGCTTGCAATATGTCAGCGCAACCTCGCTATCGTTCAAGCCATTCAACGGTGACCGCATCAGGATCAATGGCGCCACATTCCCCATACCGGCGGCCGGCATTGCTGGGCTTGCTTCCACCACCAGCGTGTTTGTCAACGGCGTAGCGGCGCAACCGCTCGTCGCGGATACCGCATATTTTGTCTATGTGTTCAACAATGCCGGCGTGCTGACGGCTGATTTCTCCACCACCGGGCATTCGACCAGTACGACTGCCGGAAATACCGGGACCGAGATCAAGACTTCTGATGATAGCAGAACCCTGATCGGCATGGCGGTCAACCACACCGCGGTGGGATTTCAGGACGACGCAACATACCGCGGCGTGCTCACTTGGTTCAATGCCACGACCAAGATACTGCGCGGTACCTCGACCGGCGGCATTCCGGTGGCCTCCACGACGGCTGTCGAATTGCTGCCGGCGTCAAGAATTTACTTCCTGACCTGGGGGGCCGGAATTCAGTTTGGCATCCTGGGCAGCATGTCGACGGACACACCGGGCTCGATCGTCACCCCGTCGCTTTATCTTGATGGGACAACCAGTATCCTGACTGCTGGATCGACGATCCTTGGCGTCGGTTTTTATCTGGCTTCCGGCAGCATGCCGTATGTTGCGAGCGAGGGTTTGCATTTTGCGACCCCGATGGGACAGGTAACGTCCGGTACCGGCTCGTTCTTCTTCGGGGCCTCTGCAATGATGGTTGGCTAGGCTTGCGCCTCGTCGCGATCCCGCTGAACGAGCATGAGGCGTGGGCGCATCACTGGTTGCCGTTCCTGCCGCGCATTGCCCAGCGGTCGCATGAGAGCGTCGCCGACCTGATCGGGATCATTCGGCGCCGCGAGGTGCGGCTGGTGCTGGTGATGGACGGCAAGATCGCGCAGGCGCTATTCGGCATTCGCGTTCATCAGATGGACGGCAAGAGCTGCGGCGACATCATCTGGGTTGCCGGGTTTGGCCGCGAGCAATGGCAGCAACTCTTACCTGAATTAGAGCAGATGCTGCGCGATGCCGGCTGCGTCATGTGCCGGCCGATCTGCCGGCCCGGCTGGTCGCGCTATCTCAAGCAACACGGCTATCGAATGAAGCATATCATCATGGAGAAACCGCTATGAGCAGCGGCGGACAGCAGCCAGTCACCCAGCAAACCCAGCAAACCCGCGACCCGTGGGCGCCAGCGCAGGAACCGCTGCAGCACTCGATGAACATGGCGCGGTCCATGATCGACAACGATGTC